CATCTTTCCATGCCTGTGGAAGCCGTGCGACAAACTCTTCGCCCTTTGCCTTGGCCAGTTCGATGAGTCGCGCTTTGAATGTCTCGAAGCTTACATCGCCGCGGTATCGTCCCCAGCTCGAAACCGCTGCGTCAATGTCGCCCGGTGTCACGATGGGGAAGTTACGCGTCTCGGGAATCACGAAGTCACCAGCGGGCATCTCTTCGCGTTGCGCTGGGGTCGTGTTGCGGTCTTCGATGGCGGCGATTTCGTCTTCCATCGGTTCCACTGGCATCGGCTCAGACTCCGCCATGTCTTCTTCTTCGACCGGTGCTTCGATGACCATGGAAGCCTCGGGAATAATCCACAGCTTGCACAGTGCGTCTTCTTCGATTTCCCCGTCGACCAATTCGCAGCGGTTCGCGAGGTAGAACACGCAGTTCTTGCACGCCATGCCCTCGGCTTTGAATGGGTTATTCTCTGCGGTCACGTAGTGCGCACCGTTGGCGCCGATACCGCGGTCAAACACGCCGTATTCTTCGACGATGCTTTCGTACATGTCGTACATGACCACTTGGCGCTCGTTCAGGATGACCGATTCGTCAATTGCTTTGACGCTCTTTGGTTTGATGCCGTCATAGCCCACTGCGCGCAGTGCCTTCATGGTAGCTTTGACGTGGTGCGCAGCCGTGCGCAGTGTTTCCATGTCGCTCTCGGAATGACGACGTGATGCTTTGGTTTCCATGCTGTTCTCCTCTAAAATACGACGCGCCCATGCGCGCCCTTCATCGCCACCCCAACCGTACCACGCCTGCCAGCCCTTCCCCTGTTCATCCCACGTAGCGCCCTCCTTGTCAACCTCGTGACGGTCGAAGTATGCAACCATTCTTCGTATCGTCTCGAGGCTGACCGGTTCGCGGTTTGCAAGTTGATTTGCACGCGCCAAGCCGACCGGAGTCATGCCACGCTGGGATTGCGGTTTGCTTTCGCGAACCTCCAGCGCTCGGCGTGCGTTGTCTGCGACGGCTTGCGGTGCGGTGAATGTGTCGGCCATCAGAGCGCCTCCATTGCTTTTTGTACGATGTAATCGAGGTCACCCGAGGCGCTCACTTGGTCCGCTGCGTTCATCGCGGTATTCCATCGCCCTTTGTGTATGTCGGCTTGTTGATCGCCGACAACATACGGAGCGTAGGACGCTGCAGAGGTCAGTATTGCATCGTCTCCGTTCAGTGTGATGCTGTACGACCGGTTAAGCGTCTCGGAACCGCGGAGCCCTGACCCCGTGCCACGCTTATACGGCACCGTGATTTCACCGCGACTGTACGCCGCCATCACGAAGCGCTTCTGTTTGACGCTCTTAAACTTCATCGAACCCGGCGCCGGTGGCGGTGGCTTGTCTTCGTTGAGCTTCGCTTGCACCTGCGTGGCAAATGCAAGCGTCACCGTGCGTATCATTTCCCCGATTTGCGCTTCGCCGATACGCCCAGCGATTTCTATGGTTATCTCACTGGCCATCAGCGCACCAACCGCAACGATGTGTCACAACGGCAATTCACGTGCGCCGGTGGACCATCCATCAGTTCAGGCGGCCATTGGTCTTCGGTCAATCCATTGAGCTTCACACCGTAGACTTTGCCCGTGCAGATTGCGCACACGAGTTCGTCAGCATCGGTATTCCACACGCGTTGCATCTGAATACCGCGCTCACCGAGGTAGTCTTTGTATTGCACCGTTGCCTGCGCCGCTGCCCGCGTCGTCTCGGTGATGGCTATCATCTTTGCGCGCATCGGGTCGCTGAGTGGCAACACCGCAGCCTGCAAGTCTTGTATCGTCATCCCCGGCGTGGTGCGGTACATCTCGATGATTGGCTTGATGCGGTCTGCTGTGGTCTGGTCGATTTTGTCCGTTGTCTTCGGCGTGTAATCGCTGAGCCAGTCTTGGATGACGCGTTGTTCATCGTTCGTGTCCACTGGGATACCGAATTGCGTGCCCAGCGTGTCCAAGCGCTTGCCCATGGTCACGCCAAGCTCCGTATCGAGTACCGGCTTAATCACTTCGCGCAACGATGTTTCCGGCGTGTCGCTGTTGTAGATATCCTTTGCCCATTGCTCACCCTTTGCGCGCATCTCTTTGATGATGCGGTTATAGATGCGCAGTTCATCCGGCGTCATATCGTCGACCGGCGCTTTGATAGCGTTGACGACCTCGTGGAGGTCGGCGACGGTCATCCCTTTGTAACACCGCGCCATCACTGCGATGATTTGCTCAGCGGGAATCACCGCAGAATCAAACGAGGTGCGTGGGTCTCGTCCGCTCTTAATTCTGCGCTCTATTTTTTTTGAGAGTAGCCCCCACTCCGCGTTCTTCGCTTCGGCATCGGCAGGCAATGCGACAACCTCCGGCGTGGTCAATGCCGGCTCGTTGTCTTGCGTCGGTTCGCTTGGCGCGTCCGGTGTTGGAGCCGGTGCGACGTCTGCGGGCCAATACTCATCCAAGTTATCGATGCCCAGCAATTGCGCAGCGGATCGCGCAGGGATTCCACCTTGCACGTACTGCAAGAACGATGCGGCGCGTGATGCTTCGTCGGTCTGGAATACGTCCATCGTCTCGGGTTGGAATGAGAATTCGTACTTCAGCGGGTTTAGCAGTTGGCTATTAATCACCGCTTCGTACATGTTCAGACGTGGCACGATGGTTTCACGCCAGAAACTCTGCCGGTCGCTGTCTGCCGTTGCGTAGTTCGCCGCCGATGCTTCGAGCATGGTGCGCGGTACGCCCAGCGTCGCCGCGACGGCCGTGATGGTCCGCTCGGATAACTCCGGCATCTGCATGGTATTGATATCCGGCGTCAACTGCGTGACCTTCAGGTCGGGACTTCGCAGGAACAAGTATTTGAACGCGTTCATGATTCCGCCGCCGGCCTTCGCGTTGATGTCTGCACTGAAGCGCTCTACCTCTGCGGTGTCGGTGTATTCCGGCAGGTTCATCACGGTCACCGGCTGCGCGCCGCCTTGGAAGAACGCAGTGGCAAACGCGGTCAGGTAGTGCGACAACTGCGCGTGCTGCAAAGCGACCGCCGCAGGTGGCAACCCCGGTCCGACGTCGTCCACATACGACGGTTCGCGGAAGTACACGATATCGTCGATGGTCCACGGCCCGTACAGCTTGCCGTTCATCGTCTGCGACCAAATCATGCCGCGGTACGGGTCATAAATATCCGCTTTGCCCTGATCAAAGAACCACGTCGTGTTTGCTGGGTTCAAACAGATGAAGCCCGTGAGTGTGCGACCCTTGACCACGCGGAGCCAGTACGCGGCGCCAAAAATGAGCAAACTGCGCTCAGTCTCTTTGATGAGATTCGGCAGGTTCATCTTCCAAGGCCACGTCACCGGTTCGCCATTGCGCGTCAATTCAAACGGCACCGATGACAACGCATCGGCGCGTAGGTTGACCGCACGGTACAACATTGGCACCATGCGGTAAGCGTCCGCTGGTGAGTACAGCTTCCCGCTTCGGTTTAGCGTGTCCAGCCATCCGGCCGGGTACTGAATAGGCATTATGCGAAACTCCATTCTATCTTTGGCGTGCTCAGCATACCGACCGCTCCGCTCACTGCGTCGACGTAGTCGTCATGTGGTGCGCTTGGGAACCCTACGACCTCGTCTATGAAATCACGAGCCCACGCACCGGCGACGATGCGCACCGCGCCCGCCTCCGCTCGTCCGGCCCATGGCATGGCACGTTGTACTTTGTCGCCCTTCACATCGATTCCGCGGAACGGCACCGACGCCAACTCAGGAACGCGGCGCAATTCCTGAACCGCCGCCAAGCCGTTCATTGCCTTTTCGATGCCGTGCGTCGTGTTCTCTTCGCTGCGCATCGTTTGTATCATCACGCGGCGCACGTCGGGCCATTCTGCGCGCATGTGGATGCCGTCGGCTATGTAGAGTACCCCTTCGTGCAAACAACACCGTACGCTTGCGGTATAGTCCGCGGTTTGCTTCGTTGACGTTGCAAGGTCCCAGTATCGGAACCACTTGGCGCCATGCGGTCGCACATCGGTGACCCGAAGCCACTCGCGACGGAACAACGCGCCGATGGGGTCGGTGAATTCTCCGTCTACCTCTTGGCGGTACATCTCCGAGGTCATTGATTGCTTCAGCGTCGAAACGAAGGTGTCATCCAAGAACGTGTTGTCCGTCGTTTTGCTTCGGATCGTCGCGTAGTCTTTGTGATTGCCACTGAACAACTCGTATACCCAGTCTTTGCCGCGTGGCGTCGTTGACATCCACGCCCTGCCCGGTGCTTCGCGCAATGTGGCAATACTGAGCGGCCATATCTCCGCGTCCATCATCGCGACTTCGTCCAACCAAAGCCACCCAGCGTTTGCACCGCGCAATCGGTCAGGGTTGTCCGCACTGCGAAATATGATGCGACGGTCGCCGAGGAGGCGCAGTTCCATCTCTGATTTGTTCCATGCCGTAACGATGCCTGCCTTCGCGGTCAACTTCAGGATGGTCTCCATTGCGCCAAGCCTCAACATGGGATACGTCGGAGCAACGACGAGCCCCGTGGTGCCCTTCGGTTGGCGCAGTGCCTCCACCGCCCCGGCTCGGGTCTTGCCTGAGCCACGACCGCCGACGAACAGACGGAACCGCGCGTCACTCGCCCAGAACGCCCGCTGGGGTGACGTCTGCGAGCTGTGGCGAATCGTCGGGAGCGCTGAGGTCGATAATGAAGTCAGTTGGTTGACTGGTGCTAACGACATGGTGGTTGTCTCGGTACTTCCATGGTCGGAGTCCCTTCAATAGGAATATCAGAAGAACATCGCTGCCTGCCTTCGCACGGTCCCGCGCAATCGCTTCGAGTTCGTCGGCGCCGTCATCCTGTGCGTCATCAATGGCTTGCCGGAATTCTTCATCGGTATCACGCAGTTTGTACACTGCGCGCCGGGAGACTCCAACGATTGCCAAGGCTTCTTTGATGTTGCCCGTCTTTGAGTACGCACGCAAAAACGGCACGCACCATAGCGGCCGCCCGGGTAAATTGTATTCACCTTCTTTGCGCTTGGCGATGGTCAATGGATTTTCTCCGTTGAGATGAAGCGGAGCAATACATTCACGATGGCCAATGCGTAGGCAATCTGCGGTGCCACGTCTTGCATCTCTGCCCATGCGCCGACGGTCGCCAAGATCATCGCGGTCAAGGTTAGCACGTTAATCCAGACGGTCTTTGATTTGTACCAGCGCTTCATCGTTACACTCCAATCTTTGAACGCAACCATAGCAGAACCACAGCCCACAACAAAGAGCCAATCAGCGCAGCGGCGTAGAATTGCTTTTCGAGCGTGGCGATGCGCTTCTCGAATTCTTTGAAGTTCGCATCACCGTTCTCGAGTCGCGACAACACCGCGTCTAACTTCGTCTCTACTCGGGCCAACTTTGTTTCTAATGATTCTGTCATCGTCATCCCTGATACGCTCGAAACTCGGTGCGGATGGTGTCCATGTTGATTGCGGTGCCCGGGCACGTCTTGCCCGCTGCTGGGTATTCGCGGTGTCCTTTGAGTGTCTCTTTGCTGACGATGATGTTGCGCCACTTCATCAACGCTAGAGTCGTAGCGCGCACCATGGTATGCAAATCATCCGGCCATGGTCGCGCGTCGTAGTCGCCCACAACCTCAATGCCCCACATCGATGCGTTGCCTTTGAAGTCCGAGCAATGAATTCCGGGAAGATTCAGCGGGCACATTTGCCAAATACCGTCGTTCTCGACCTTTGGCGAACCGGTGACGATGAATAAATGTGGACCGCCTCGCCATCCCATCGCCTCATACCGCGATGACATGGCGTTCATGGTGCGCGCTCCGTTCCACTGCGTTGGCAATGGTCGCCATGTGTGATGCAGTACCACGCCACGCGCCCACGGTGCGACGCTTGGCGAATGCTTGGCCAGATGCGCACGGAATTCGTCGACCGTGCGCCATTGCATCAACGCATACGCATAGCTCACGACCGCACGCCCTGCCAGCGTTTAATCTTGTACATGTCGGTATCGCCGTTTTTTAGATTGACGATATAAAACAACTCATTACCGATTACCTCAAGCCATCCGTGGCAATCGACAAACGACTGAATGCACTGCCAAGGATCGGTCAGCTTCTTTTTGTACCATACGTGAGTCCCGAACCGCTTTCCCTCGTTGCCATATCCGGACATCGACGTGCGAAAGTATTGTCCCGCTTTGTCGACCTGCACATTCGTCATCGTTGCTTGATAGGTGCCATCCTCGACGGTGAGCTTCACGTAATCCGGGATTGGTGGCTGTACTTTTTCGTTGGTCATACGTCGTTCTCCTCTGTTTTCATTATCGCATTGCCGTCAAGGAAGTCACGCTGCGTACTCCCCGCGTGCTTTCTCAGGAATATCAACGTCAAATGTCCGAGAAACCAAGGCAAGGCGCAGACGCTCGTTTGCCTTGCGTCTCGCCTTGCGGAATTGCTGTTGATAGAGCGCGTGTTTGCCACGTCGCGATCTACACTGTTTGCAAAGACAGTTAAGCACCTTCATCGCGTCACCCGTGGTAGTGTCACGCCGGTCTGCCCTTGGTACTTGCCGCGTTTGTCTGCGTAGGTGACCGCGGGTCGTTCACCGCGAAAGAACATCACCTGCGCGATGCCCTGATTTGCATGTACGACGATGTGATGCGCTGACGCGTTGTGTAATTCGATGGTCAACTCACCGCGCCAGCCCGGCTCCATCGGTGTGCAATTGACGATGAGCCCGCACCGTGCGTACGTTGACTTGCCAACGACGATGCCCACGACGTCCTCGGGAATGTCGAAGGTTTCAACGGAGCGACACAGCACGAAACCGCCGGGACCAATCCGCGTGTAGTCTTGGTACTCACGGTTCCTCACCACTTCGTCAGCGCGCAAC